AAAATCGGTGCTTATATAGCAAACCAAAGACAGAAGGATTTATTCTCTTGTCTTTCAGGTGTATTTGGTTCAATCAATGCAAACGATAGCAACTCGGCTTTCTTTGGTTTAACTGTTGATTCAGAATCAGGCGATAGCCCTACAGCGCTTTCACCTCGTCATATTGCAAGAGCAAGATCAATTCTTGGAGATCAAGGCGACAAGTTAACAGCCATCGCAATGCACAGTAAAGTTTATTATGACTTAATTGAGAGAAATGCGATTGATCGTATTTATGACAACAATGGTGATGCTGACGCTTCAGCAACTTCTGGTACAACTGCAAATGCTTTCGGTAGCCCAACAGTTCCAACATTTATGGGATTAAGAGTTATCGTTTCTGATGATGTTCCAACTACAGGTTCAGGTGCCTCAACTGAATATTCAACATTTGCTTTCACAGCGGGTTCTGTCGCTTCAGGTGAGCAAGCTGGACTAACTACAGAAACAGACCGCGACATTCTCGCAAAGTCTGATGCTATGTCTATTGATTTACATTACACATATCATCCTGTCGGTTCTAAGTGGGCTGTTACTACAACAAACCCAACAAGAAGTCAGCTTGAAACAGTAGGCAACTGGTCGAAGGTCTACGAAACAAAGAACATTGGAATCGTAAGGATTACCAACGTATCTAATCAGGACTAGAGGTAACTAATTATGCCATCTTTATTTGAAGTTAGTGCGGGAAAACTAGCCGGCCCAACTACAGGCGGAACTGTTACCCAAGCAACTAACAAAACAACAGGTGTGACTCTTAATACAGAGTCAGGTCAGATCACAATGAACAACGCTGCGCTAGGCGCTGCGGCTGAAGCAAGCTTCACAGTTACAAACGATAAAATCGCTGCAACTGATGTTGTCGTTGTTAATCATGGTTCTGGTGGAACTGCGGGTTCTTACTTAGTAGGAGCTACAGCAATCGCGGCAGGCTCTTTTGAAATCACAGTTACAAACGTTTCTGGCGGTTCATTGAGTGAAGCAATTGTAATTAACTTTGTTGCCTTAAAAGGTGCATCAAGTTGATGGGATTGTTTGCTTTTAAGCGAATGAAGGAAAAAGAAGCTGCCGTTGCGGTGGCTTCTATTCCTACTAAGACAAAAAAACGTAAATCTAAATCTAAGGTCGAAAATGGCGGTCACAATAGTCGCAACAGCAGGCAGCGCAACAGCAAATAGTTATTTGACGTTGACAGACGCAAACGCAATTATCGAAGGTCTAATTGAAGACGATGACGTAACAGCGTGGTCTTCTGCAACTGATGACGCTAAAAACCGTGCATTATTTACCGCAACCATCAGAATTGATCGAGAGCGCTTTTTAGGAGCGCGGGCAACAGATACGCAGGCTTTACAGTGGCCACGAACAGGAGTCAGAAAACCAGACACATATATAAATACTTATGCTGTTGGATTTCCTTTTCGTATAACGACAGACTATTTTACAGATACAGAAATTCCAGATCAAGTGAAAAAAGCACAGGCAATATTAGCTGTTTATTTGAATAATAATAAAGATGGATTAGGATTAAGTGGACTAGAAGATTTTTCAAATGTTCAAGTTGGGTCTATAAATGTAACCCCTAATTTTTATGGGTCAACTGGCGCTGATCGCGTTCCGCCATTATTTGAACGCTATTTTACAGGCTTGCGAATCAGTGGGCCTAATAACATTGCAATTAAAAGGAGCTAATTTTTTATGTACAACGCAGACCCAGATTACACACTTGGCGGAGAGCTAATTACAGACACAGCCGCACATACAGGAAGATTTAAAAGTATTTTTTTCAAAGAAGATACACAGATCAACACGGCTTCGCATAATTATTCAGGAAATTCAATTGATTCTGAAACTTTTCTTGCGGGTCAAACTATTTATGGAGTTTTCACAAGTATCACTTTAACAAGTGGCGCTTGCATCGCTTATAGAATCTAATGGGTTTATCTTCAGCTTTAAAAAAAGTTTTAACAAATAAAAAACTTTCTGCTGATATTACTTTTAGATCAGTAGTTGCAGGCTCATACAATAAGACTACGGGAGTTGTTGGCGAAACAATCACAGACACATCTATAAGGGGTGTTATTGAAGAAATAAATGCGCGTGAAGTAAATCAACTAATTAAGGCATCTGATAAGAAAATACAGATCGCAGCAGCAAGTTTATCTTCTACACCAACAACAAAAGACAAAATTAAAGAAGGTTCAGTAACTTATTCAATAATAAGGGTAGAAACTAATCAATTTGCAAATGAAAAATTAACATTTATTTGTTATTTAAGAACATGAGAAAAATACGAATTGATGAAATCGGTGATTATTCAGAAGAACAAATCAACACTTTGTTGTCGGTTGCTGTTTTGACGGGAGATCGTATTGTTAAAGAGGGGTCGCCTGTTGACTCAGGAAGGCTTGCTGTTTCTTGGCAAATAGGAGAAAACGCAGAAAGCGGCGCACCAGCTTCAGAAGGTAAATATGGCGAATCTGGCAAAGGAACAGTAATAAAACCTCCGAAGCCTTTAAATTATCAATTAGGAAAAGAAAATTTTAGGAAAAAATATCATATTCACAATAATGTTCCATACGCTGAACCTGTTATGTTTGGAACAAGTTTACCGCCATCTTGGGGTGGTACATATAGAAGTAAACAGGGTTTGAAAGCAAAACATCTTGATTTGTTGGCAAAAGAACTTGCAAATGAGATTCAAGATTTATACAAACAAATAAGGGGTAAATGATGGCCGCAGTAGATTTAAATACAGTACGATCAACAATCGAATCAAGAGTAATTACAGAACTTTCTTCGGCCCCGCCTATTCCTATTATTTTTAATAATATGTTTTTTGATAGCGATACAACTACGAGTTTTGTGCAATGTTTGACAAGTTTTGGTGAAAACAATTATTTAACATTAGGAAGTGCCAGCGGTGTTAACAGAATAAGTGGTATTGTTATATTTAACATTTTTACACCTCAAGGGATTGGGGCTGGAGATAACTATAAAATAGGAAAAAGGTTGCGTGATTTATTTAATAGAATTACAGTTTCAAATGTAATCTTTGATAGCCCAATAGGGCCAGAGGTTATAACTAATCCTATCCCTGAAGGTCAATTTCAAACGCAATTACGCATGACCTTTGAAATTTTTGAGGAACTTTAATGGAAATTACAGAAAAAATGCTTGATGCAATTGAAGCTGTGAAAGGTCGCCGTGACCCTGCTTATTGGGATGGTCGTTGTAGGCGATATATGGAAACACAAGAAAAATTAAAAAAAGATGTGAAAAAACCTAAAAAAGGTTAATATGAAATAAATACTTCTTTTTGTTATGGCTATCAAGGGCGATGTTGGAAAAATTATGTTTGAAAATGCGGGCGGCACTGAAGCTGACGTTGGGCAAACAAGATCATGGTCTTTGTCTATAACAAAGGACACGATGGAAACAACAAAACAAGGCGATACTTTTAAAACAAATATCGGTGGTTTGATAGCGGGAGAAGGTTCAGCGGAACTTCTTTATAATCCATCAGAAACAGGCGCAGGCTATACAACATTTATTGATGATGTTTTAACTACAGGCGATAATGCTGATGCTTTATTTGAATTATTTCCTGATAAAGATACATCTGCAAAAAAAATTAGCTTTGCGGGCATTATCACAAACGCTGAATATGGCGCAACACTTGGCGAAGTTCAAATAATCAATATCAGTTTTATAACAAGCGGTACTATAACAAGCGATATTTGATACATTGAGTTTATTAGTCAACTAGATAACCAATGCCAAACAAAAGAACTATTGACCTGTTAACTGAATCTTATAAAGATCAGATGACAGCCAGAAGAAAATATGAATTTAAAAATAAAAACGGAGAAAAAATTGTTGATCTATTTTTCAAACCTTTGACAAGGGATGATCGTGTTCGCGCACAATCGGCGGCAAATACAGACGATGCTTTGACAATATCAACTTATCTTCTCTGTAAAAATGCAGAATTAGAAGATGGGTCAAAAGCATTTGCACCCGCTGACGCGCCAAACCTACAAAGAGAATTACCAGAAAATGTATTGAACGAAATTGAATTATTTATGTTTGATATAAAATTAGATGTTGATACAGCAAAAAAATAATATCGCGAGATAATTGGATAAATTTTGAATTTTTTCTCGCAACAGAACTAGGCAAAACTTTACAAGAATTACGTTCTTTAATTACAGAAGAAGAACTTATATATTGGGCTGCTTATTATGAAGTTAAGAATGAAAGAGAAAAAAGAGAATTAAATCGCCAAAGAGCAAATAGAAGGTAATATATAAGAAAAGGTTTTGTTGATTTGTGGCACAGGCTAATGTAAAACTTACAGTTGATGCTTCGCA